TGAAGACACCGATATGATGGCTGACGAACCCCTCACCGATACGATCACGCGCCTCCTCGCCGCCTCTCGGGCAGCGCACGCCCGAGCGCTCACCGCCCGGCAGCAGAAGCAGGCCGACCTGGCCACCACCGAGCTGACCGCGGCGCGCGACCTGCGCCTCGAGGCTCACGCGGCCGACCCCGAGCACACGGTGGCGCTGTGGGGTGCGGAAGTCCCGACCCACGCGTCAATGATGGCCTTCTACAGCCATAAACTGGGGGCATGATGGCATTTCTAGGAGTCGGGCGCCCGTCTAGGGCTGATCGGTTGCGCGCCGATACGATGCACGCGATCGAGTCGACGATGTCGAGTGTGGCAGGGGACGAGGCGACACTGCTGGCGGTGGTCGCCGGTGGGGAGCAGGAGTGGCGGAATCGGTTTCTGTCTCTCACTCGTGGCCTCGCCATTGATGCGGGCGTCGCGGACAGTTTGTTCGCGTTCTTCTGCCACCAGGTCAAAAAGCGGTTCGGGCGTGAGCTGAGCGCCGGCAAGCTCCTCGATAGCCTGGAGGTCATCTCCCCGCCCACCCCGCGCGAGATTGCCGATGCGTGGGAGGTCGAGTCGTCCTCGAGCGAGGAAGGGCGGCGGTTCTTCTACGGGCCGGACGGGCACCCGGAAGAAATCATCAAGAAGTTGGTGCATTAATGGGGCGTGCCGCGAGGGTCAACCCGTGTTCCCCTGAAGGGTCGCCCGAGTTTCAAGTTGAGCATGCTCGACTCAAGACGATGCCGTTTTCTGCGCTTGTGCTACTCTGGTTCCGGCTGGTATGGAGGCGATTCTGGAATGAAGACCCCTGAGATGCTGCCCGTCCGCGTGCTGACGCTTAACAAGGACGGCCACGTCCACACGCCGGGAACGGTCGTCCGCGCAGACGAGACCCACGCCTACCTCGTCGAGGCCAGCGGCGCGTTCCGTCGTGTCCAGGTGGTTGAGGAGGCCGCGGCAGGCGTGCGGTATCGCATGATCAAGGCGGCGACGAAGCCCGAGAAGAAAGCCCAGAAGCGAGAGCGCGCGAAGGCGAGGAGCGCGATCATCGATGCGGCGCTTCGGGTGGCGCGCCAGCATCCGGTTCACGTCGTGGAGGCCACCGCCCATGCGTGAGACTGATCTGACGCGGTCCCCGTTGATCTCTCTCGTGTCGAATGATCTCGACGATTACGAGGCCGCCCAGTTAGACTCAGACGCTCCCCCGCACGAAGACACCCCAGAAGAACTCGCCGACCAGGAACGCAAGCGGAAGCGTGTCGAGACCGCGATGCGTCAGTTCCGGCTCATTGTGGAGGTGGAAGGGGACCAGCGCGATCGCGAACTTGAAGACCTCCAATTCGATCGAGCGCTGCTCGAGGACCAATGGCCGGCGGAGATGCGGGCAATGCGTGCCGCGAGCGTCGACGATATAACAGGTGCCGCGATCTCCGCTCGGCCGTGCCTGGTGATTCCGAAGCTCGATCAACCCGTCCAACAGGTCATCAACGAGGCTCGGAAGGCCCGCCTCGCCATCCTGATCAAACCTAAGGGCAACAACGCCAGCACGGAGGGTGCTGAGTTGCGCCAGGGGATGATTCGCGCGATCGAGAACGACAGTCGGGCGAACCTTGCTCGGATCTGGGCGCTTGACCGCGCATCGAAGTGTGGGCGCGGGGCCTATCGCATCCTCAAAACCTACGCGAACGATGGCGATTTCGACCTTGATCTCGTCGTGACCCGTATCAAGAATCAGGGATGCGTCTACCTCGACCCCTATGCGCAGGAGCCCGACTGGGCGGATGGAGAATTCGCGTTTATCACTGATGATATGCCGATCTCCGAGTACAACCGGCGCTTTGGAAAGTCAGCGATGGCCGGCATGAGCGCTGAGGAACTTCAAAGCGTGTCTGACCAGTCGAAAGGCTGGGTCACCTTAGGGGATGACGACAAAGAGGGCACGATCCGCGTCGCGGAACACTTCTACGTCACCTACGACGAGCGCATTCTCATTCAGGACCCCTCCACGGGCGAGAACAGGCTCCTTGAGGAGAGGGAAGAGCCTCCTGAGGGCACGCAGAAGTACCGGAAGGTCGATAAGCGCCAGGTGCATTGGTGCGTCATCAATGCCCGGGAAATGCTCGATGAGGAAGACTGGGAAGGGCGGTACATCCCCATCGTCCCCGTGATTGGGAAGGAATACAACGTTGCTGGCAAGTCCTGCTACAAAGGGGTGGTCTCCAATTCCAAAGACAGCCAGCGTCTCTACAACTACGCCAGGTCGAGCGAAGCGCTCCGTGCTGGGTTAGAGTCGTTAGCCCCGTGGGTCATGGCAGAGGGGCAGGACGAAGGCCGCGAAAAGATGTGGGACGAGGCGAACCTACGCGCATTCCCGCGACTCGTCTACAAACCGACAACGTTTGAGGGGCATCTCGTTGGGCCGCCACAGCGTAACGATCTCGGGTCAACAAACATCAGCGCGTCGATGATGTTAGCGCGCGAGGCCGATGCCGACATCCAGGCCACCACCGGCCGGTTCAACCCTAGTCTCGGCAAGAATGAGGGGAAACAGTCTGGCACAGCCATCGAACAGTTGAGGGCTCAGGGCGAGGCTGGGTCGAGTACCTACCTTGAGAACCTCGCATCAATTTCGATGACGCATGAGGCGAGGATCCTACTCGACCTGCTCAAGTACGTGTATGACCGCCCGGGCCGTATTGTCCGGCTTCTGGGGGACGATCCGCGAGACGAGCGTGAAGTGATGCTTCATCAACCATTTATGGCAGGACCAGATGGCCGCCCGATGCTTCTCCCATCGGTGCCGCCTGGGGCTCCCCCCATGATGGGCCAGCCGTCGCCAGGATTCGGCCTCCAGGGGCAGGGCATTCCTTCTGACGGGGGGAGGCTCCTCCAGCCAGAACAGGCGAGTGGCCAGACCGCTCCTAAGATTACACAGTACGACCTCTCCGAGGGGGACTACACAGTGACCGTGTCGATTGGCCAGAGTTCGGCGTCGCAGAAGGATGCCAACGCGGCGGTCCTCTCGACGTTGATGGAGGCGGCTCCCGACCTGACGCCTGGGGTGATCGACATCTACGCCGAGCAGTTGGATGGGCCGATAGGGCCGCGGTTGGTGAAGCGGTTCCAGAAGCTCAACCCGCAGTTGACTGATGACAAGGAAGGGGGGCCTCCCCCGATTCCGCTCGAGGTGCAACAGCAGATGCAGCAGTTGCAGGAACAGGTTCAGCAGATGGGGCAGGCGCTACAGCAGGAGCAACAGAAGGCCGCCATCTCGGAAGCCAAGGTACAGGCGCAGATCCAGATGAAGCAGATGGAGTTGGCGAGCCGCGAGCGTATCGCCGCGATGCAGATCAACGCCGACCTCACAAAGACCAAGGCGACAGTTGAATCGAAGGAGTCGATTGCGAGCCTCGACGCGGACATCACGCGGGAAGGCCATGACACGGCCCACATGCACGAAGAGCGCATGAAGCACCTCGACCAAGCGCACGACGAACACGCCTCTATCCGCGACGCGGTCTTGGCCCCCGCGCCGGGGCCCTCGAAGACGCGGCCAACGGAGTTCACCCCTCCGCCAGATCAAGTGTGGTGAGAAGAGACAGGACGAGACCATGCCCGACGTCGTAATTTCGGATGATTCGATTGAGTCAGATTCGATGGTGCCCCAAGAGGTCACCGCCACCGACGATGGGTGGGAAACCGAATCGTCGTCAACGCTCCAGATACCGCAGCCTGATCCTGAAGGACTTTCAGGAGATGTCGACGCATCTAGCCAGGGGCCAGCCGAGCCTCCTGAACCCGTAAACGAGGATCATGACGACTCGCAGACCGACGATGATCAACCGCAAGCCGATGCGGACCTGCCCAAAAAGAAACTGAGTGCCAAGGAGCGTCAGGGCGTGCTACAGGCCCAGTTCAACGCCCTCACGCGGCAGAAGCACGAGATGGAGCGGTCGATCGAGGCCCGGAAGGCCGAGCTTGCGGCGCTGACCGCGCCGTCGAAGCCAGCCGAAGCGCGTCGGGAGCCTCTCCCTGAACCCGCGACGGATACTAGCGAACCCAACTGGGACGAGTACGAAGCGGACGGGAAGACGTTCGCGCACTACACTAAGGACCACAACAAGTGGCTGCGCGAGACCGTCATCGCTGAAGCCACCACACGTGCCACCCAGTCGGCGAATGATCGAGCGGCGCAGGAACGCGTCCGTCTCGAAGATGCGGCGATCGAAGCCCGCTTCAACACCCGGATCGAACAACTGATCGAGGCGCATCCTGATTTCGAGACGTTGGCGAAGAACTTAGACAATGTGGACGGGCAGAAGGTATTCCAGACGCCCTTCCTCAAGGCGGTTGTGTTCAACCATCCGAAGGGACCCGAATTCCTGTATCATATGGTGCAGCATCCGGGTGAAGCCCTGATCTTGTCGCATCTGCCGATGACTCGTCCCATCATGGACGCGGTGAAGGCGTCATCGGACCCGACAATGCTCCTCTCGTTCTTCGCGCGGAACCAAGAGGAACACGCACGCATCGCATATCTCGACCCCGCTTCCGCCTTACTGGCGCTTGGTCGTCTCACTGCTGAATTGTCTGGTCCCGGTGCGAAGAACGGCTCGCCGGCCCGGACGCCGCCCGTCACGACTGCGAAGCCTCCGATCCGGCCAATCGGGACAACGCGATCGGCTGGCGTCAGCCACAGCGACGACCTTGACTCTATCCCCTTTGGCCCTGAGTTTGTGCGCCGGGCCTGGGAGCGAGACAACAAGGACCGCATCTAGCGAGACGCTAGCCATATGCACCCGCCAGGGGGTGGGCAACTATGGCCGCAAACAGTTTCGTCAACCCGACGAATGTCATGAAGGAAATCGGCGCCAGGCTGGTGAATACCATCCGGTTCGGGAGTAACGTCGATCGTTCGTAAAAATTCATGCGAACGTTAAACGATGTGAACTCGGTGAAACCCTAAAGGCCGCGTAAGCGACCCAAGGCAATACCGAACCAAGCTCTGATGATGGGAACAAAGACCTGCACCGAATGTGGCGTAACCAAGGGACTCTCGGAGTTCTACGTGCGCCGAACAGCAAGCAACTGGCCGTTGGGCGGGCGCCGTCCGATTCGTCCAGTCCCCAATCCTGCGTGCAAAGAATGCGCGAAGGCCAGGGTAATGGCCGCAAGGGCTATCCGTCGCGCTGATGAAGATCGCAATCGTAACTGGATGGACATCCAGAACGAGAAGAAGAAAGCGAAGAGTCAGCGCGTCAAGGATGCTGTGTTTGGTGCATACGGAGGTTACCGCTGTGTGTGTTGTGGAGAAGTCGAACGATTGTTTTTATCAATCGATCATATCCACAACGACGGGGCGGCATGGCGACGAGCCACTTTCGGACATCGCCAACGGGCTGGTGCATATACCTACCGTTGGCTCGTGAAACATCACTTCCCGGCTGGGTTTCAGGTTCTTTGCATGAACTGTAACCACGGGAAGAGGATGAATCAAGGTGTCTGTCCTCATCAGGGAAGGCGTAACGACTATCCCCTTGTGGGAGTAGGGCCAAGCGGCCCGAAGCGCATCGCGTCCTCTCAGCTCCGGCTGGTGATGGACGATGAGATAGTCTCGCCTGCAATGAAAATTGCAGCAGCCCAGTAAGTGTGGGCGGGCGTGGTCTCGCGAACCACGTTGAAGACAGCAATGACGGGCAATACAAGCTCAACGGAGCCAAGCAGGGCTACACCGTCAAGGCCCGTCTCCCGCAGCGGTACCTGGTCAACAAGGGCCAGGCGCTCAATCCGCAGGCCACCATCGACACGACCGTCGACATCACACTGACCGACCAGGCCAATGTTGGGCTGGAGTTCAGCATGGCGTCGCTGACGATGGAGATGGACAACTACCGCGAGAAGTGCATCGCGCCGGCCGTCGATGCCCTGGTCAATACCTGCGACTTCGACGGGTTGACCCGGATGTACAAGAAGACGTTTATGACGGTCGGAACGCCCGGCGTCATTCCGGGGTCAACGGGGACGCTCCCGTTTGCCGCGAACATCGTCTACCAGGCGGCGGTGGTCAAACTCGCCAAAGCCGGAGTCAACACCACGCGGCTCAAGGCGATGCTCGAGCCGAACATGCACGCCTACCTATCGGGCGCGAACTTCACGTTGTTCAATCCTGGGCCGGCCATCTCGAAGCTGTATCGTACGGGCCAGTTCGGGGGCGAGGCGCTCGGCATCAGCCAGTGGTTCATGACCCAGAACATCCCGACCCATACGGTCGGTCAACTGGGCGGCACACCGTTAGTTGATGGGGTGCCCACTGAGGGGGCCGCGTCAGTTCTCACAAAGGACTGGACGAGTGCCGCCGCGAATCGGCTGAAAGAGGGGGATATCATCCAGTTTGCTGGATGCTATGCCATTAACCCTCTGAACTATCAGTCGACCGGGCAGCTTCAGGACTTCACGGTGACGTCAGACACCGCTAGTTCGAGCGGTGGGGCGGCCACGATCCCCATCTCGCCGTCGTTGATTACGGTAGGGGCGCTGGCGACTGTCGACTCCTTGCCGGCAGACAGCGTGGCGGTGACCGCGTTTGCTCATGCCTCGAGCTATGCCAGTAAGCAGACACCGCAGGGGGTCGTCTACGCGCCCGGCGCGTACACGCTCGTGTTCGCAGACCTAGAGAAGCCAGGCGGGTTGTGGGTCGCGGAGCGCATCTCCAACAAGGCCCTCGGCATCGCCATCCGGTTCCTCAAGGACTACTCGATCATGACCGACCAGTCGCCCGCGCGGTTGGACATCATGTACGGCTGGGCCGCTGTTAGGCCTGAAATGGCGTGTCGAGTCTGTTCCGGGTGATCGTTCTAGTCGACCGTAGGGGCGGTCCTGCCGCCCTTACGTTTTAGTCCACCAGCAGGAAGGAAAGCAGGCGAGTGATGGCACTAGCAAGCACAACGCTGTGGACCGACACTGACGAGAAAGCGCTTCATTTTCTGGTTGCGTCTGCCACGGGGGCAGTCGATGGCGCGTTTATGCGCATCGACGACGAATACATGATGGTAGAACACGCGTTCTCAACCTTCATTACCGCGCGAGCGCGCGGCGACCGTGGTGGCACGGCGGTGGCGCACAATGCCGGGGCCTTTGTCACGTTTGGCCTGGCGACGGATATGGTGGCGTTGGGGGCGCGGCAGGAGATTCCGGCGCCGATGCCGTTGTACGACATCAGGCACATGCAAGCGGACGCCGCGATTCCAGTCCCGACTCGGAACACCGTCTACTTCATCAACAAAGGGAGTGCCGCGGCGTTGACGCTGGCAAACCCCGGGAAAGACCAGGACGGGTTGCAGGTGTCGTTTGTGGGCACTACCGACTTTGCCCATGTCATTACGGCGGTGACGGTGTACGACAGCAGTAGCGCCGACGTGCACACGGTGCTGACTTCGGCGGCGTATGCCGGGTCTTCACTCACACTCATCGCCAACGCCGGGACATGGATAGTCCGCGCTAACCAGTTGTGGGTCATTACCGTCCCGTAGACGGTCACGCTCTCAGGGGCTTCGCGTAGACGCCGACGCGAGCCCCTCTAGTCCACCTCGGCGTGTAGAGAGATCGCATCATGGCTTTGACAGCAACGACGTTGGCCGCGGCAGTGAGCGCCACCGCGTCAAAAATGAACGTGACCTCCTCGACGGGGGCCACGGTGGGCGGGTTCATGCGGATCGATGGCGAGTACATGATCGTCACCGCCATCCCGGTCAGTGGGTGGGTTGAGGTTCGGTCGCGGGGGGACCGCGGCGGGGTCGCGGTGGCCCATAACATCCTCGCCTTCGTCACCTTCGGGGTCGCCTCAGACCTCGTGGGGCTGGGCGTGCGGCAGGAGATCCCCGTCCCAGGCGATGACTTCGACCTGAAGCACATTGGGGCGAATGCGGCGATTCCGGTTCCGGTCCGGAACACGGTGTACTTCATCGACAAGGCGTCTGCGTTGGCGTCATCGACGTTTGCGGACCCGGCTGCCGACCAGAACGGGTTGAAGGTCTCGTTCATCGGCACGACCGATTACGCCCACGTCATTACGACCGTGTCCTGTCACGACGGCACGACCGGGGCGCATACCACACTCACCTCGGCCGCGTACGCTGGGTCGTCGATCACGCTCATCGCCAACGCGACGAAGTGGCACGTGTTTAAGAACCAACTTTGGGTGATCTCGTGATCACGTAGGCTGCCGCGTTCTCGGCTTTCGGGTGCCGAGGGCGACTTCTTGAAGTCGGTGATGGCGGACGTGTTCGCAGTTCGTCATCACCGACAAGTTCTCCAGGTGGTTGTCGGTGCGGTCGCCGTTGGTATGGTGGACGTGCTCGGATGGCGAGAGATACCGGCCGAGATGATGTTCCATGACGAGCCGGTGTTCCAGCACATAGCCGTTTTTGGCGAAGGGGTGGGCGGTATGGCGAATCTTCACATAGCCAAAATGCGTGAGATGGCTTCCCCCTCGCCAGCACGAGTTGAGCGGCCCGGATTTCTGGCCGTTATGGGCTCGCATCTTGGCTCGTGTTTCGTCGGTGTGCCGGTACCCAACCTTTTGCCCGTGCCCTTTGTGAGCGGCACGCATCTTCTCGATCGTCTCTGGGCTGTGTTTAAACCCTTTTGGCATCATCGGAATGACCTCCACATATTAGATGTGGGTCATTATAGCATCAAAGGAGTAGACATCATGCGACGAAGTCTTGCGCTGCTAGCGGTCCTGGCGGTCCTGGTGGGCGTCACGCCTGCGGTGGCCCAGGATGTCGCGGCGATGAGTTTTGAGCAGTTGACGGTGGCGGGATCGTCCACAACCTTCACGGCCTCGACGGTGAACGTGGGCGGGAAGGCGGCGGCCCGGTGCGTGGGGGTGCTGGAGACGGCTCCGATCCGGATCCGCGTGGATGGCACGGCGGCAACCGCCACGGTGGGCGAGTTGGTGCCCGTCGGTGCGACGGTGGATCTGCGTGGGGTGGACAACGTCAGGAAGTTCTCGGCGTGGCGCACCACGACGGTGAGTGGCGTGCTGCCGATGACGTGTTACCCGAGCCCGGCTGAGAACGCGCCCTACTCAGGGATCGCGGTGATCCCGACGCCGGCCGGTTCGACAGCGGTAACGGAGCGGGTGACGGCGGAAGACTTCACCGAGTCGCTGGCGGTGTTTGAGCAGGACTTCACGGCGAAGGTGCTGACAGACGCGGCCACGAACTACGTGCTGGGCAGCCCCATGGGCCTCATCACCTACCGTGAGGAGCAGGCCAAGACAGCGTCTTCGTGGATCATCACGGCGGCCAATAAGCTCGATATCAGCGCGGACAACACCACCGACAACGAAGGGGTGGAGATTTACCTCGGAGACGGGCTGGTGACAGATGCCTCGGCCTGGCTCACCACGGGGCTGACGGGTGGGTGCTTTGAAGTCAACTTCACTATCACCCTCATCGCCGGGACGGACCAGTTCGTGATCGGGTGGAGACAGAACGAAGCCTTTGTTGGGGACAACGTCTACACCGGGTATGCCGACTGGTCAGTCGTGGGCATCAACAACGTCGATGGCTCCATCTTTTCTCTTGGGGAAGTGGCGGGCGGAGGCACGTTGTCTGACGACAGCGGCACCAACGCCGCGAACGCGGGCACCTACACGCTGAAGTCGTGCATTGACGCCACGACGCGAGTGCCCACGGCTTTCCTCAACGGCACGGCCATCACGATGACAAACAGTGGCGTGGCGAAGACGACGGCCACCAAGATGAACCCCTTCATCAGTTATCTGGAGGCGGGAGGGGCGGTGGATCCCGCGATTCTTGTGAACTGGTGGACAGTGACACGCTAACCGGCGAGGGCGATTATGAAGCGAGTCTCTTTTCTCATCATCCTGTCGCTGCTGCTCTCCGTCACGGCGGTGCAGAGTCAGCGTCGGACGACGTTTGAGCAGATCACGGTGGCGAACACGGCCATCGGCATCACGGCTGCCATTCGAGACGGCATGGCGGCGTGTGGGTTCAGGCTCGAAACGGCTCAGGTGCGCTGGCGTATCGATGCGGTGCCGACGGCCAGTGTGGGGACGTTGCTCGAAGTGGGCGACGTGATGACGGTCAGTCGAGCGGAAGACCTGATGACCGTCAAGTTCATCCGCACCGGGACCACGAGCGGCCTCCTCAATGTCTATTGCTGGACTGGGATGTAACGCAGGAGAGACTATGCGAACTCGACGCACGATATTTGTCACACTGCTCCTGCTCCTGCTGCCGGCTCTAGGGCTGGCCCAGACCGACATTCGGCCAGCGTCGGCGGTGAACGGGGCCGGGGTGTCGACCACGACGCTCACGGTGCCCTCGGGGTCGCTGTATCGCATCGTGATGGCCTCACCGGCGGTGGTGGTGCCGACGCCCGGGGCTGCGGGGACGCTGAACAATGGCGTCTACACGTTCTCGCTGGTAGCGATTGACCCCGGCGGGGGCATCTCGGCTGGCGGCACGACAGCGACCTGCACCACGACGGCTGGGGCTGGCGCGGGGTCGTGTTCAGTGGCGTATAC